CCGTGAGCGCAACTGACACCGACTAATTGGTGGTCAGTCAACTGGGCCAGCTTCTGGGGATTCTCGGAGGCTGGCCCTTCTCACATTGAGAGGTTCAAATGGCTGCTGGTGACACTGGTGTATCGATATGTTCTGATGCCTTGCTCTTGATTGGAGCCAAGGCTATTTCGTCTTTTAACGACGGCACTGATGAGTCAAGCGTTTGCGACCGACTCTACCCAGACATCCGCGACTCCACCTTGGTTATGTACCCGTGGAGCTTTGGCATGAAGAAGGTGCAGCTGGCTCAGCTCATCACCACCCCAACAACTGTCTGGCGCTACGAATACCAGCTGCCGGGCGACAAACTGGCCAACCCCCGCGCTGTGTACAACAGCGCCAACTCTGGCAGCCCAGTGCAAAAGGACTGGGAGATCCAAGGCGACAAGCTGCTCACCAACCTGACCAGCGTCTACATTGACTACCAATTCAGCGTCCCTGAGTACGCGATGCCACAATACTTTGTCCAGCTGCTCAAGTACATGGTGGCTTGGCACATTGCTGAAACCATCACCGAGCAGCAAGACAAGGCCACCAAGTGGCAGCGCGTGGCCACTGGCGACATCTCTGAAAATGGCCGTGGTGGCTACATGCGCACCGCCATGCAGATCGATGGCCAGAACAACCCAGTGCGCATCATCGAAGACTACAGCTTGATTGCGGTGAGGAACTGATGCCACGCTTTGTAGAGTTCACCACCAACTTTGCGACAGGCGAGCTTGACCCCTTGCTGCGTGCGCGGGTTGACTTGGCCGCTTACGGCAATGCGCTGGCCAAGGCCACCAACGTGCTGATCCAGCCCCAAGGTGGCCTACGCCGCAGACCCGGCAGCAAGCACATCTTTGCGCTGCCTCACACTGGCACCGAATCTGCTGGCAACGGCGTGCGCTTGGTGTCGTTCCAGTTCTCAGTAGACGACAGCTACATGCTGTGCTTTACCCACAACCGCATGTATGTCGTCAAGAACGGTGTGGTGCAGTCCAACATCAACGGCACCGGCAACAACTACCTGACCACCACTATTGGCAGCTCTATCGTTGACGATATGTGCTGGACGCAGTCTGCCGACACATTGATCGCAGTGCATCCAGATCTGCAGCCAGTGCGCATCACTCGCACCAGCGACACCGCTTGGACGGCCACATCAATCACGTTTGATTCAATACCCAAGTACGCCTACGACATTGACTTTCACACCAACACGGGATCAACGCTGACCCCGTCTGCCGTGTCGGGTAATGTGACGCTGACGGCATCAACAACGCACCATGACTCTGGCACATTGCAAGCAGGCACCAGCACGACTGTGACGCTCAAGGCAACCGCAAGTGCGACCGATGACATCTACAACGGCATGTACGTCAACATCACCGGCGGCACAGGCTCTGGCCAAACGCGGCTGATTGAGGACTACAACGGCACCACCAAGGTGGCCACGGTGGAGGAAGCATGGACGGTCACGCCAGACGGCACAAGCACCTATACCACAACCACGTTCTCAGCCCTGTCTGTCAACCAATACATCAATGTGCAGCCGCAGGGCCGCGCAAGGATTGTGCGGTATGTCTCAGCCACAGTGGTTGAGGTGGTGACCGAGTACCCGTTCTTCAACACAACAACCATTGATGCAGGCCGCTGGGAGCTTGAGCACGGGTATGTGGATGTGTGGTCAAGCACCAAGGGCTGGCCACGCACTGTGACTTTCCATGAAGGCAGGCTTTACTTTGGTGGCAGCAAGTCGCGGCCATCGACTATCTGGGGATCCAAGATCGGCCTGTTCTTTGACTTTGTGCCAAGCGAGTCGCTGGACGATGACGCGGTCGAGGCCACGCTGGACACCAACGACTTGAACGTGATCACTGACATCATCAGCTCGCGTGACTTCCAAGTGTTTACCTCTGGCGGTGAGTTCTTTGTGCCGCAGCAGGGCACCGACCCAATCACACCGCTGACCTTTACATTCAAGAACGTGAGCCGCAACGGTATCAAGGCAGGCACCCGCGTGCAGTCGGTTGAGTCTGGATCAATCTACATCCAGCGCCAAGGCAAGTCACTTAACGAGTTTGTGTTCAACGACACACAGCTGACCTACATCACCCAGCGCATCTCGCTGCTGTCTGGCCACTTGCTCAAGGGGCCGCAGCGCGTGGCTTTGCGCAAGGCATCAAGCACAGAGGAAGCCGACTTGCTGTTGATGACCAATACAGATGACGGCACTATGGCGGCGTTCAGCATCATGCGCAGCCAGCAGGTGACCAGCCCATCTGAGTTCATCACAGATGGCTCCTACATCGATGTGGGCGTGGATGTGAACGCCATCTATGTGGTGACAAAGCGCACGTTCAACAGCGTTGACAGGTACTTCATTGAGCTCTTTGGCTATGAGTATTTCACCGACTGTGCTTTTGTTGGTGCCTCTGCTGGCGGTGTCGGCAGCGGATTGCCTCATATTGGCAAGTCACTGAACGTGATCTGTGATGGCTCACCACAAGGCAACGAAACTGTGAGTGCTGGTGGAGCCGTGACATTTGACCGTGAGTCAGTGACCAGCTATGAGGTTGGCCTGCCAATCACCGTCTACGTCAAGACCATGCCTGCCGAGGTCAAGCTGCAGACTGGCAGCCGGGTGTCATTCAAGAAGCGTATTGTGGAGATCAGCGCGGTTGTCAATGAGACACAAAACCTGATCATCAACGACCAGCCTGTGGCGTTTCGTCTGTTTGACAACCCGCTGCTGGATGACCCGATACCAGAGTTCACCGGCATCAAGCGCGTGAATGGCGTGCTTGGCTACAGCCGCGAGCAATCGATTGAGGTGGAGCAAGACTTGCCGGTCAAGATGAACCTGCTTGGCTTGGACTACCGAGTGGCTGTTTTCTCAGGAACATAACATGGCAGTAGACACATCAAGATCAATGACTGGCGGCGCTGTTACTTACATGATGAGTAAAGACTTTTCTCCAACTGCCGGACAAATGGTTGGAGTAGGCGCTCTTATCAGCGCTTATGGTGAAGCCGAGGCACAAAAAGCCGCAGCGATAAACCAGCAGACAAGCTACCTACTGCAGGCCCGTGACACGCTGGCTGTGTCTCAAGTGCGTGCAGAATTTTCCGAGCAGTACGCCACCATCCAAGCTGGCCGCACGGTTAAGAAGGCCGAGCTTGAAGCGCAGAACTACACGATTGCCGGCAACACCTTACTCAAGAACATGCGAGCCACCAATGCGTCAATGCGTGCAAGGGCGGCTGCAAGTGGCGTGGCGCTTGGCAGTGGGTCAATCCAAAATGTGATTGGCCAAAACGTGGAAGCTGTCATGCGCGATGTCAACATCGCAGACTTGAATGCGTTGACCGCCAAGGTGCTGGGCTTTGAAGATGCCAGCGCCATGCTGCAGTCCACTGACATACAAAACACTTTGAGCTTGTACAGCGCAAGAAGCCAATCTGGTCAATTTGAATTTGCAGGTACCACTGCGCGTAAAGCTGGCGGCATGCTTGCTGGCGCAACATTGGCCAGAGGCGGTGTTGAAGCGTACAAAGTAATTTCAAGCGAAGGTAAGACAGGATAAAACATGGCCATACAACGATTGGAATCAGGACAGATGCAGCTGCGTGGTGCCGGTAATGTGCCTATGGTGCAGGTTCAGCCACAGCAGGTTGACTTCGTTGGGCCGCGTGTGGCTGCGCAGGCCTCCAATCAGCTTGCCCAAATTATTGATCGCATGACTGCGAGTACGCTGGAAGTTGGAAAACAAATGCGTATTGAAGAGGGATTGCAATATGCGCGTGAGAATCAATTAAGCGATGCGCAGCTGCTGCTTGCTAAAGGAGAGGCCCCAGATTTAAAAATCCCAACAACAAGATCTTTTGGCTATTTTGCGCAAGCTGTGGCCAAAGCAAGAAGCATTGAAATTGCAAGCCATTTTGAAAAAGAAGGGCGCAATGAACTGGCAAAATTATTGTCTGAGATCAACACCGGCAGCACTACGCCAGAAAAAGTGCAAAGCAAAATTGACGCAGTCATCAATGGCTACAGTAAGTCTGAATTAGGAAAAATTGATCCAGAAGCAATGATCAAGTTCCGCGCCACTATGTTGACTCATGGCAACACGGTGATGAATAAGGCATATGAAAAACAAGCGGAGCAACAGCAACAACTCAAGCTAATTGAATTCGATCTTGATTTTGACAACAAAAGACAACTCATAAGAGCCGAGCTTGAAAGAGGTTTTTGGTCGCCAGTAAAAGATCAAGTTGGAACAATTACAACTGATGACTTTACAAAGCCAACAAGATCAATTGAAGATCTTATTGCCGTGCATCGCGCAAGCACGGCTTACAAAGCGGCAACACTGGGTGACGCAAGAATACAAAAAGAATACAGCGACAAATTTGAAAAAATGGTGAGCGAAGAAAAAATCAATGTTGGCACCAGCTTGGTTTTGACCGAAGACTTTATGGCCAACCCAAGCGTTGGTGTTGAAAGAATTCTAAAAGGCGACCTCGGAAAATATTCAGCTGTATGGCAAGGCATGACAGAAGCTGAAAAGAAAGCCGTGCGTGACAATTTTAGTGCGGCTGTATCTGCTCGCAAGCAGGGCATTGCCGATAGTTTGTCTGGGTCTGAGCAGCAAGGTAATACCATCTTGCGCAAGATTTACATGGCAAAGACTCCTTCGGAAATGAATGCGTTGTTTCAGCAGCTTGATGGGTTGCCTGTATCTCCATCGTTAATCAGCTCGGCCCGTTCTTTTATAACAGATTTTTCTAAACCAGCTGAAGTGCAAAACAACCTTATTGCGCTTGGTAAAGTGCAGGCCCGTATTGCCATAGGAGCGGCCACGGTGTCGGAAGTTGTCAGTGGCCCTTTTACCCAAGAGACAAAAGAAAAACTGATTGCGTTGGTGGTCAATCCAAACAACTCAATCAATGCTGGCGTGAGGAGAATAAATTCACAAGTCGGTATTCAGGAGTCTGGTCTGCCACCTGAGTTTGCTGATGCCAAAGCAAGAGAGCTGGCCACATCGGTACGCAACGATTTAACACAACAGCTTTACGATTTTTCTACCACTCTCGACAAGACTGGTCGCCCACCTAGCAATGAAGCAATTTTGGACTATGGGCAAAAACTTGCTGCACAAGCAAAAAGCAGAATGTCTGGCGCGTTTTCAAGCATAGCGGAAACGGCTAGAAAATCAGCAGAGCAAATATTGCCTGAATTATCTGGCGTTGATTTAAATAATCAGCCTGCTGTAGATGCAGCAATTGCAAAAGCTGTAAAGAGAGGGGCCAAAGAAAGCAGTGTACTTCCAGCCCGTAATGCAATTGAAAACTACCGCAAAAACAAAGCACAAGTTGAAGGCGCAAAATGATCAGCAAGCAACCCACGATTGATGACATCTACAACTTTGACGCATACATCAGCACGCCCGGTGTGCGCGAAGGGTTGATGCAGCGAGCCACGCTTGATGACCCAGAGTTCACGCTTGAAGACACAGACGATGGCCAAGCTATGTATTTCAATACACCGCACGGCGAGCAGGTATTTGTTGGCATGCCAGAGCAGACCATGCCCGGCAGACAAGAAGGCGATGTGATGCTGGCTGCTGGCCCGTCAGGAACCGTATTAGACTCAGCCCCACCCATTCGTGTTGGTCGCGCTGGCGTGCCCTTCAAGGGGCCAAGCATGAGCGACATCACCATACCTGCCAAGTACATGGGTGCCATGCTTTATGGTGGATTTAAAGGGGCCGTGCAAGGTTTTGTTGGGCTGCCCGGAGAGCTGGAAGCGCTTGCCTATGGATTAAAAGCATTGGCTTCAAAGGATGCTGACGAATCTAAGTTGAATGCATTTCTTAAAGGTCTTGAAGAAAAAACAATTGCACCGAAAACTGAAGAAGTAAAAAAATGGATTGATGCAAATGTTGGCACAATTCAAATTGATGGCAATACTACAACGCCGTTTGAAACTCTTGGAGAAATTGCTGCTCCGGGTGGCTATGTTAAAGGAACAAAAGCTGTATCTAAGGGCGTGGTGAGTACGGCCAAAGCGCTGGCCCCAGAGGCTGGAGAGTTGGTTGCCAAGAGCATGGAGAAACTTGGCACGCCATTACAAATGAATATCGTGCCAGACGTAAAAGTATTTCAAGAACCTATAGCAGTACAGCCAAGCATTTCAACTTTGTCATCGAGTTTTGATAGCTCTCTTGCTAATTGGTTAAGTCTTGATGCCAACGCAAAAATCCAGAAAAGTAAAGATGCCAGCGTTGCCATTGCAAAATATGTAGGCACAGACAATAAGACTGGCAAGACCAAGTCATTGTTGACAACCAATGGGAAATTACTAAAGACTGAAAAGGGATTTGAGGGTGGTGTGCCAATTGAATTGCCTGATGGACGCAACGTAGAGAGCGCAGGCCTTGCGCTGTCGCCTGCATTTAAAGAAGGCAAATTTACAACGTGTCCAAATTCCGCTTCATGCGCAGGCGATTGTCTTGGCAAAACATCAGGCGGGTACTTCTTTATGGGTGGCGGCGCAGATCTTAATGCGCTCAAAGGGCCGCGCTTACGCAGCTTCCATTTGACGCAAGCGTTTATGCGTGACCCTGAGAATTTTGTAATTAAGCTTAATGATGAGGTGACTGCGCTCAAGATAAAAGCCGCAAAAAATGGAAATCACTTGGCTATTCGACTAAACGTGTTATCCGACATAAACCCAAGAGTTTATGAGCAGGTAATTAAATCAAACCCTGATGTGACTTTCTACGATTACACAAAGAACAATACAAACCCAATTGCTCCAAATCATCACTATACATATTCGTCAACGGGTGTATCTCAGCCAGCTGGCTATAACGGTTTAAAAACCTCAATCAATAATCCAAATCAAAACTGGAAACAAATGCGCAAGCGTTTAGATACTGGTTCCAATGTGGCTATGGCATTCAGTAATAAATCTATATTGCCAGAACGTGTTATTGATGAAGAGACTGGCAAGATCTACAAAGTCATTGACGGTGATACATATGACTTTAGACCTTTAGATGTCCAGCCTGCTGGCGTTGATGGGGTTATTGTTGGTTTGCGTAATAAGGCGCAAACAAGAAAAGAAATAAGTTCGGCTCAAGACTCAAACGGCTTCTTTGTTTATTTTGATCCACAAATACAAAAGGTTAAGGGTAAGATTGTCAAAGATGAAACTGGTCAGCCTGTATACACAAATCGTGATGTGACGATTGCAAAACAAGGTACTGGTCAAATCACAATGACAAACGACTATAAGCCGCAAGGGGATGCACCATGAAAAAAGAAATTACTTTCAATGAAGAAGATTTCTTGCAACAGTTTCCGCATCAATCGCTTTTTGAAGAAAGCGTAGAAGAGATACCTGAGTGGTATGAGCTTGACCAAGCCACAGCTCAAAATCTCAAGCCATTTAATTTTGCTGATTTGCATCAAGCGCCACAACAACAAATGGCTGCAGTTCAAAGCCCGCAGGTTGGAGTTGAATAATGGCCATACAACCACTTGAAACTCGGTTAAGCGACATGATTGCCGACAAAGATGTCGGCATGCCAGCTCAAGTGCCTTTGCCCTTACTGCCAGAAGAAGCGCCTGTAGAAGAGCCGGTGCAG